CGACGTTGTTTTGGGAGGAGTCAAATTCGGTCCAGTCGTTTTCCAAATAGCGGTCGTTGGGGAAGCCGTCTTGTTCAAGAAGCGCCATGACTTCAAGATCGGTCATGCCAGACGTGATGACGACGTTCCCTTTAGATTGTTTGACCAGTACGAGTTCGAGGAGACGGGTCCAGGTGCAGATTTGGAAGTTGAGAGTTTTGTCCCAGGCAGATATGCATTGTCCGGCTTTGTCTTTTGTATTGGGATCGGATCCGTTGCAAGGCTTCTGTTGGGATTTGAGGAAAGCTTTGACCATGTTCGTAGAGCGCTCAGTCCAAGTTGCTATGTCTTTAAGTTCCGAAAGGTCGTGGCCACGGTTTTCGAATTTATCCATCGCTTGCACGAGGCAAGTGTGCAAATCGGCAGTGGATACGGTCCAATCGAATTCAGCGGCAAGATTGTCGAAGAGACGCTCAGCAAGGCGTTCGGCAGCGACTTCCGGGAGGTTTTTCGTGTGGGCGGTGAGGCGTTTGAGCATGGACTTGACGAGCATTCTCTGATCTGTGGAACGGGTGACTTTGACTCGTTGGCCGGCAACAAATTTGTAGACGTAGTGGGGGCTGGCTTGGTGGAGTTCATCTGTGTAAACTTGTTCGAGTCTCAGGACACCTTTCATGTCGTCGCCATGATCAAGGTGTGTGGTCATGGTGGCTTGTTGTTCCGTCAGGAGGGGTGCGGGGAAATACTTGTGGAGCAACATCGCGCATGCACTCTCGTCGGTGTTGTTGGCGGCGTACGGGATGGGGGATTCATCGGTGTTCTCGGCGACGATGGGTTTGATGTTAGTGAGCGCGTCGAGTGCATTCAGGTCGATGTTGGACCTGTCGGCATAAAATGAAACAGGTGCGGAATCATTGATGAACCGAGTGATGTCGTTCGATTCGCCGGCTGTCTCGTCTCGGATGAAAAGTTGATTGGTGTGGCGAGTCAACCCGACGACGAGGTAGTTTGGCGAGCGTTCGAGTAATTCCCGTTCAGCTTTGAGGCCGGCGTAATGCAGGATCACGCTAGGGAAAGTCTGGCCTTGTACCTCGGCGACGGTGTTTGCGTTACC